ACATGTCCGAAGCTACAGATCCAATAAACGTGATCTACAAGATAAAGAGGGAGATGCAGAGCATGCTAGACACCCTCGTACAAACCCTCGCAAACGGAGGGATTGACAGTATGGAAGAATACAAATATATAATAGGTAAGATCCATGCGATCGATGCAATAAATCAGGAACTCTCTAACCTGCTAGAACCGAAGGAGCCAAATAACGATGACCCAAACAACGTCACACGCATTAGAAGCTAAATATAATGCTGAAGAAGATGCAAAAAAGATAGCCGCACACGAAGCGGAAAAAGAAACGACATCCACAAATTTAGAAAAATTACCTGACCCTACGGGTTGGCGTATACTTGTTATGCCTTTCCAAGTTAAAGAAAAAAGTGAAGGCGGAATTATTATCGCACAAGAAACATTAGACAGAGCCCGGGCCGCGGTCCAAGTTGGTTATGTCTTAAAGATGGGACCACTTTGTTACAAAGACGAAGAGAGATATCCTACAGGAGCTTGGTGCAAACCAAAAGATTGGGTGATCTTTGCAAGGTATGCAGGATCACGCATGCAAATTGACGGCGGAGAGATACGAATGTTAAACGATGATGAGATTTTAGGAACTATTAAAGATCCAAAAGATCTTATTCACGCAATGTAATTCATAGGAGGAATTAACTATGCTAGATGACGAAAGAATAGACGTAGGCGAAGCTGATGAGCAAGCCACGGAAATTGATCTGGATGCACCAGCACCAGAACAATCATTAGAAGAAGAGGAGGTACAAGTTGAACAAGTTAGTGAAGACAGTAATCAGTCCGATAACGCAGTTGAGGAACCTGCTGAGCAGCCTGCTGTTCAGAAAAGCGAACTCGACGACTACAGCGAAGGCGTCCAAAAAAGAATAGCTAAATTAACACGCAAAATGCGTGAAGCTGAAAGGCAAAAAGAAGAAGCTATTACTTACGCCCAACAAATAAAAACTCAAGCTGATCGAATGAAGAACAGATATGATGAGCTCGGCGGTCAGTACACAAGTGAGTTAGAACAAAAAGTCACGGCAGGATTAGACTCTGCTAAAGCAAAACTAAAGCAAGCTATTGCTGATGGTGATGTTGACAGTCAGATAGAAGCACAAAGAACTATCTCTCAGATGACTATGGAAGAAGCTAGACTAAAGAATATCCAGAAGCAGACTGAAAGGGTTCAAGCAGCGCGGACCGCGGCACCTGAGAACATTGCGCAGATGGCACAAGAAATGCCTACGGCGCAGGACATACAGCAAGCAGCACCGGTTGACCCAAAAGCGAACAGTTGGGCAGCTAAAAACACTTGGTTTGGCACTGATAATGCAATGACTTATACAGCATTTGACATACATCGAAGGCTTGTTGAGGAAGAAGGGTATGATCCACAATCAGACGAATATTATAATGAGGTTGATAAACGAATTAGACTTGAATTCCCGCATAAATTTGATACAAATAAGGAATCTACAGCTGAACAACCTGTTCAGACTGTTGCAAGTGCTAAACGTCCAGCCGCAAAAGGACGCAGAAAAACTGTGAAGCTCACACCATCACAGGTAGCTATTTCTAAACGATTAGGTGTGCCGCTAGAAGAATATGCGAAACAATTAGCCGCGAAGGAGGTATAAGCATATGGAAAAGAAAACGAACAATAAAACTTCCCGCGCGAGTCAAACTCGGGCTAAAACTGAAAAGCCTAAAGTATGGACTCCACCATCAGCACTAGATGCACCGCCTGCACCAGATGGGTATAGGCACAGATGGATAAGAGCCGAAAGTATGGGAAACGATGATTCCAAAAATATTTCCGGTAAAACTCGATCTGGTTGGGAATTTGTCAGAGCTGACGAATATCCTAACGATGACTACCCGTCAGTAGAAACAGGTAAGTATGCAGGTGTTATAGGAGTTGGTGGCCTTGTGCTGGCAAGGATACCCGAAGAGCTCGCGCAACAGAGAGAAGCGTATTATCAACAGATGACCGCTGATCGTACTGAAGCACTAGATAACGATGTCTTGAAGGAACAGCACCCAAGTATGCCGATCAATCAAGAGAGGCAGACTCGTGTAACTTTTGGTGGTACAAAGAAATAGCATTTTGATATTTCGACCACTGATATAAACAACCTTTAAGGAGGATAACAATATGGCAAATTTAGACGCCGCATTTGGTTTGAACCCAGTTGGAAGTATCAGCGGAGGAGCTAACCAAAAACTCAATGAGTACAAAATTGCATCTGACGAAACAAATGCAATTTTCCAGGGCGACATGGTACAGCCAGACTCTGGCAATATCCAGCAAGCTGGAACAGGTACGACAAACATTGGTGTTTTTTGGGGTTGCAAATACGATGACGCAACAACTAACAAACCAACTTTTAAAAACCAGTCTGCAGCAAGCGGAAACGGAGCTGTAGCTGACGCATTTGTATATGATGATCCACACCAAGTATTCGAAATACAAGGTGACGGTGCATCTGCACAAACTGACGTTATGCAAACAGCAGACGTAGTCGTAGGCACAGGCAATACAACAACAGGTGTAAGTGCAATGGAATTAGATTCTAGTGACATCGGTACTGGTGCCAATCTAATGATTATCGGTTTTTCTGGAAAAACTGGTAGATCAGAAATTGGTTCAGCTAACGCAGTCTACAAAGTTCTAATTAATGAGCACTTGTACGCATAATAGCAGGAGGACATAAATAATGGCTATATCAAGACAACAACTAGCTAAAGAGCTAGAGCCAGGTCTGAATGCATTATTCGGACTTGAGTATAAAAACTACGAGAACCAACACGCAGAAATCTATGATACAGAAAATTCTGATCGAGCATTCGAGGAAGAAGTAATGTTATCAGGATTCGATAAAGCGAATGTAAAAGCCGAAGGTTCAGCAGTTGCTTATGACAACGCGCAAGAGACTTTCACAGCAAGATATCAACACGAGACAATTGCTCTCGCGTTTGCAATCACTGAAGAAGCGATTGAAGATAACTTGTATGACAAGATCTCTACTCGTTATACAAAAGCACTAGCAAGATCTATGGCTCAAACAAAGCAAGTTAAAGCTGTCAACATTCTTGACAACGCTTTCACATCAGCTACTGGCGGTGACGGTAAAGCACTTTGTGCAACTGACCACCCAACAATAGCTGGAACTTTCTCTAACGAGTTAGCTACACCAGCTGACCTTAGTGAAACTTCACTAGAGCAAGCTTGCATTGACATCGCTAAGATGACTGATGAGCGTGGCTTAAAGATTGCTGCTAGAGGAATGAAACTAATCATTCACTCTTCACAGCAATTCATAGCTGAAAGAATCATGAAATCTGCAAACAGAGTTGGAACAGCTGACAATGACATCAACGCATTGGCATCTAAGGGAATGATCCCACAAGGATATGTGGTAAATAACTTCCTATCTGATGATGACGCGTTCTTCATTAAGACTGATGTTCCTAACGGAATGAAGCACATGGTTCGTGCACCAATCAAAACTGCCATGGAAGGTGATTTTGAGACTGGTAACGTTAGATATAAAGCTAGGGAAAGATACAGCTTCGGCTTCTCTGATCCTAGAGGTATCTTCGGATCTCCAGGTGCATAATCGTTAAGGTTATAAACCTATTAAGAGGGGCGCTTCGGCGCCCCTTTTTATTTGCAAATAGCATATTAAAAGCGTATATTCACAATACTGCGATAAAATAGTTAATATAGACGCGCGCAGTCGACGGCCTAGAGACTATATTAACGGAAACTAGGAGGATTATATCATGGCTAAAACTACTTTTTCAGGTCCAGTACTAGAAGGTAAAGAGGGTGTAAATATTGAAACTAAAGCTTCAAATTACACTGTCGTTGCTACTACAGACTCAGGAAAAACTTTTGTAAGTTCAACTGACGGAGTTGTATTTACTTTACCGGCAATTGCTACTGGAGAGGTTTACAAATTTGTAAACGCTGCAGAAGATGGCACTAACACATTAACTATCAGCCCAAATGCTTCTGACGGAATCCAGTACGCTGGTTCTGCAACAGATGATAAAGATTTAATCAACACAAAAGCTACCTCTAAACAAGGTGACTATGTTGTGATTGCATCTTTAGACAGCACAACTAACTGGTCAGTTACTGAAGTTAGAGGCGTTTTTGCTAAAGAATCGTAAGATTAATTAATGTGGGGCTTCGGCCCCACAAATTTAGGAGGAAAATATTATGGCAGGTGGTGGATCTTTTACATCTGATCAGAGAACAGCGCATCTAGCAGCTGACGGACAATTAGTAACGGGACCTTGTAGAGTAACTTCTATACAAGCAGCAGGAGCAGCAAGCTCAACTGTTGTGTTATATGATGGAACTTCTGCAGCAGGTACAGCACATACTTTTAAGTTTGGCACAGAAGGACTAGAGGTTTATGTACCCGGTAGTGGTATAAAATTTAAGACAGGTGTGTATCTAGATTTAACAGCTACTGGTGGCGTTACAGTAACGTTTAACTAGGAGGTTAGATGGCAACATCGGGAACAACTACTTTTGAAAGTAGCTTTGATATTGATGATATTATACAAGAAGCCTATGACAGAATAGGTATTCATGCTGTTAGTGGTTATCAATTAAAGTCTGCAAGGCGCTCTCTAAATATCATGTTTCAAGAATGGGCTAATAGAGGTTTACACTATTGGCAAATAGATAACTTGGATATTGATCTAGTTGAGGGACAGGCGGAGTATACTTTTTTTAGAAGCTCGACTGATGGCACTAGCGCAACTTCTATACCGAACGGTGTTTACGGTATTCACGATGTTTTAGAAGCAACATATAGAACTGGTAGAACTACCACATCTCAAGTGGACTCAGCTCTTACAAAGATAAATAGATCTACATATTCTGGACTGTCAAACAAACTTAACAAGTCTCAACCAACTCAATATTATGTACAAAGATTTATAGATAAAACTGTAGTAACTTTGTACCCAACACCGGATACTACTGCGGCATCAAACAATGTTTCACTGTATTACATAAAAAGAATACAAGATGCAGGAGCATACCAAAACCAATCAGACGTACCTTACAGGTTTGTACCTTGCATGACTTCTGGCCTAGCCTTCTATTTGTCACAAAAAGAGAAGCCAGAATTAACACAAGCAATGAAACTATACTATGAAGATGAATTAAATAGAGCTCTTGTAGAAGATGGATCCTCTTCTAGTACATACATAACTCCACAGGCGTATTATCCAAATGTCTAATTTTTCTACAGGCAAAAAATCAAAAGCAATTTCTGACAGAAGTGGAATGGCTTTTCCATATAGAGAAATGGTTAAAGAATGGAATGGTTCTTTTGTACACAAAAGTGAGTTTGAAGCAAAGCACCCACAACTTTTTCCAAAAAGATTTAGAGGCGACGCACAAGGATTACAAAACGCAAGGCCAGCAAGAACAGAACCACCTGTTGCTCACATGTTAAGTTCAACAGCATTAAGTGCAGGTGTTAGAGATTCTACAGTTGTAAACGTAAATGATCCTGGTCATGGTTTTACTACCGGGCAAACAGTTAGATTTAGACAAGTGGAATCTCATTTCCCTGCATACCCAGAGGTTTCACATATAGAGGATGATGATATAAACTATGCCCCTGGACACATTGTAACAAAAATAGATGATGATAATTTTTCTTTTAGCCCAAATGATATTTTAACAGACTGGCTAACTGCTAACTGTAGTCCTGGAACTACGACTGTTTATGTTGATATGGATGGTGTGCTTACAGAATATTATCAAGCAGTAGCGACTTATGCGACAAGTGTTGGTTTCTTAGACTCAGGAGGTGATTGGTATAATTTAACGCCTGAAATAGAACTAGCTGCACTAGCTGCTTCTGCAGGGTCATACTTTCAAAACTTAGCTAAAAGAGCTGAAGCAGACGCGCTTATAGATTTGGTTATTGCCAAAAACGGTTCTTATGAAATATTGTCCACCACTACAGGCACCAGCATAACCAACCAAAAAAATGCATGGATAGATGCTAATTTGACAGGAGCCAGAGCTCCTGCAGCAAGAAATTACGCTACAAATTTTAATAAAGGTCCTTATGGTGGAGCTAATAAATTATTAATTGATGACAGATTAACTTATGTAAATCAGTTTGAGGCTGCCGGAGGTAAGGGCTTTAAATACTTTGAAAGTGGTGGTATAAGAAGATTTGGGGGTAGAGAAGCTTCCGTAGGACCAGTGAGTTTGATAGCATGACAACATACACAGAATTATTAGCACAAATTAGAGATTACACAGAAACAGATAGTGCTGTTTTGACAGATGCTATTTGTAATGATTTTATTGAGCATGCCGAAATACGTATATTTAAAGATGTTGATTTGGATTGTTATAAATTTGTAGCTAACGGTGCCACAGCAGCAAATAACCGATGGGTTCCGTTACCAGGTCAAAATGCTAACGAAGAAACACCTAGATTATCAGACTTTACCACTGTCAGATATGTTACTTTGTACCTCGATTCAGGCACAAAAAAGAGATATCCATTGAATAAAGTAGACGCTGATTTTATGAACGAGTACTACGATACACCAGAAACTGGGTCTGCTTCTGTGCCAAAATACTACGGTATGTGGGACCAAGGGACATTAGTTCTTGCGCCTACTCCTAATGCAATATATAAATTTGAGGTAGGGTTTACAAAATTACCTACGGGGTTATCCTCTTCTAACGCAGAAAACTGGGTTAGTGTGAATGCTCCTAGAACATTATTGTATGCCTGCTTATGTGAAGCATTTAAGTTCTTGAAAGCTCCACAAAACCAACAAGTGTATGAGCAATCATATAGAGAATCTATAACAGCACTTGCACAAGAACAAATGGGTAAGAAACGAAGGGATGAGTACAGGGACGGAGCTATTAGAATTCCGATACCTAGTGCTAATCCATAATTAGGAGAAAAATATGGCAATATCACAAGCAGTTTGTAATGTTTTTAAAATGAACTTGTTAAAAGGCAACCACGATTTTGACGGAGGAGCAACTTACAAGATCGCTCTTTACACTTCTTCGGCTACTTTAGGTGCAACGACAACACATTATGTTACTACAAACGAAATTACTAACACATCAGGATCAGCTTACGTTGCTTCAGGAAACACACTAGCTAACCCATCTGTAACAGGTGGCTCAGGAGTTTCACCAGCTTACGTTGACTTTGATGATACATCTTGGACTAACGCATCTTTTACAGCTAACGGTGCATTAATCTATCGTTCAGATAACAACTTATCTAATACAGATGCAGTTGTTGTTTTAGCGTTTGGTGGTGATTTCACAGCAAGTAACGGAACATTTACAGTTCAATTCCCAACAGCGGGTGGTGGATCAGAGATTATTAGGCTAGCGTAGGGGGTGTAAATGGCTTTTGTCCTAAACGATAGAGTCAAAGAAACGACTACCAGCACTGGTACAGGCACTATAAATTTAGGTGGCGCAGGTTCTGGCTTTGAGACATTTGTAACTGGTATTGGTAATGGCAACGAAACTTTTTATTGTATCATAGCAGCTGGCACAGGTAATTTTGAAGTTGGTATAGGTACAGTAACTGATGCTACACCAGACACACTTTCTAGAACTACAGTTTTATCAAGCTCTAACTCAGATAGTTTAGTTAACTTTGGAGTAGGTACAAAAGATGTATTTTGTACATTACCTGCAGCAAAAGCTGTTGTAGAAGATGGATCTAACAACGTAAATATCGGGAATAATTTAACTCTTGGTGGTACGGTTGACGGAGTTGATATTGCAACAAGAGATGGTGTCCTAACAACTACTACAAATACAGCGGATGCAGCTTTACCAAAAGCTGGCGGACAGATGTCAGGCAACATTACAATGGCCGGCACAGAAACTGTAGATGGACGTGACCTTAGTGTTGATGGAACTAAACTTGATACTATTGCTACAAATGCTACAGCAGTCGGTGGCGCTAACGGAGTTGATTTTAATGATGATGTACAGGCACGTTTTGGAACTGGAAATGACTTTAAGATTTATCATGACGGTAACAATGCCTTTGTTGATAATAGAAGTGGTACAGGAGTTTTAGCGTTAAGAAACGACGGTAATATTGATCTAGGTAATGCAAGTCAAACCGGACTACAGTATGTTTCTGGTGGTGCAATTAACTTAATGCACAATGACAATACCAAGTTAAGCACTACAGCAACAGGAATTTCGGTTACCGGCACGGTAGCAGGTGACGTAATATCAGCGCACCCAACAGAAACAACTATTGCAAGTGATGACATCATTGCAGTTTACGATACGTCTGCAAGTGCAATTAAGAAAGCAACTATTGCTAACGCGGTATTAACAGGACCAGCTGGACCTCCAGGTGGTGCAGGGCCGCCAGGACCAAACGGACCGCCAGGACCAAACGGACCTCCAGGTCCAACAGGATCGTTCTCACCAGGAAGTAGTATTTCTTGCTCTTCGCTTACTGCGACCGGTAACATTACCGCCTATTCGAGTGACTCTCGTCTTAAAAACTTTGATGGTAGAATAGAAAACGCACTAGATAAATTAAAAGAGCTGTCAGGTTATTATTACACATGGAACGACAAGGCAAAAGAAATAGATCCTGTTGCATTCAAAGATAACAAAGAGGTTGGAGTAAGTGCGCAAGAAGTAGAAAAAGTTTTACCTGAAGTTGTGACAGAAGCCCCTATTGTTCAATTACATAAATTATCGGAAGATTACAAAACAGTTCACTATGACAAACTTATACCGTTAATCATAGAAGCAATAAAGGAACTGGATAAAAAATGCCGATAGCAAACGCACCCTTTGCAGCCGCTCCTTTTTCAGCACAAGACATAACTATTGTAGGTGTATCTGGAAACCAATTAACTATTCAAGAAGGATTTACACAAGAACTACTAGATGGATCTGGTAATGTTCAAGTAGGTGGTCAAGGTTTAGTATTAACACTTGGTCAAGAAACTGGACGTATTGCACCTGGTAATTTAGGACAACAATTAAATTTATCTGTTAACTGGAACCAAGCAGCGCAATTAGTTTGTAACTCTCACATTGATGTAACAGGACAACAATTAACAGCAGGTGTAGGGAGTGTGACCATTGATGCGCAACAAGTGCAACAGGTGACAGGTTTTGAGAATACTTTGTCATCACAGCCGTCTGTTGTAAATATTGCAGTCACAGTTGTTAATTACGGTTCAGGAAATGTATTTGTATTAAATGGAGTTGCTAATCCTACTTTCAATATGTTTAGAGCAACTAAATATGTATTTGATCAAAGTGATGGCACAAACAATAACCACCCTCTTAGGTTTAAAGATGCTTCTGGTGCTTCGTACACAGATGGTGTCGTTGTAACTGGTACACCTGGTCAAGCAGGAGCTAAAGTAGAAATTACCGTGCCCGCTAGCGCACCAAATACTTTAAGGTACTATTGCTCGGTCCACGGTAATGCGATGGGTAATACAATAAACGTTATTAACTACATCACTATATCTGGTGTGGCTATAGCCAATACTACAGGTCAACAATTGACTCTTGGCAGCACTTCTATAGAACCTGTAATTGCAAAAATATTTACGGCAACGGGTAACCAAGTAAACCTTTCTTTAGGTTCAGTTGAGATAACTATTAACCAGTCAAGACTTGTTGACGGATTCTTATTAAATGCTAATTTAGGCGAAGTATCGGTATTCAGCGGCTGGGACAATGTTCCTAATGTTCCTGATATAGGAAACTGGGTCAATACAGACCCAGGTTCAGGCTCGACATGGAGTAATATAAATGCTACAACTAGTGGATCGTGGACCGAGGTAAGCACCCCTGCTAGCGGATCGTGGACCGAGGTTACGGTACCAACAGATAGTAATTGGACGGAGACATAATAAATGGCATCAACCTATTCATCTAGATTAAAACTAGAATTAATTGGCTCAGGAGAACAGTCTAACTCTTGGGGTAATACTACAAACAACACATTATCAAGATCGTTAGAAGAAGCGATAGCAGGTGTTTTAGCAATAAATTTAGGATCAGCATCTTCTCCTTTGACACTAACAAGTGGTAATGGACCAGTTCTTGCAGCATCAAACCAAGCAAGATCTGCAGCTATAAGATTTCACAGTTTTACTTCTGCTTTTACAATTAACTTTCCAGCAGTAGAAAAAATTTATTACATCATAAATGACGGCACGGGAAATGCAACTTTGACTCTTGATGTTGGAGGCACAGGTAGTGCAGCTAACCAACAAACATTATCTCCAGGGCAAAAATTATATGCAGCAACAGACGGTACAACTTGGTATCCGCTAGAAACATCTTCTTCGACATGGAGAACTGTTACTGCAGCAACTGATAATGTTTTTGCAGGAGAAAATATTTTTGTAAATACATCATCTAATACAATTAATTTAACTTTACCTACAACTCCACCAGTTGGATCTGAAGTTCGTTTTATGGATTTAGCAGACACCTTTGATTCAAATGCGTTGACAATTACACCGGGTGGTTCTGACAAAGTTTTTGGAGCTGCTTCTGCGGGAACTGTTTCTACAGAAGGTGCAGCATTTTCACTAGTCTACACAGGAGCGACTTACGGCTGGAAAATAACGGAGAAGTAAAATGGCGACATATGAGTCAAAAAAATATGCTACCATTCCAATAGGGGCTACACAAATTGCTGACGGTTCCGTAACCAATTCTGAGTTTCAATTTATAAACACAGTTAGTTCTAATGTACAAACACAGGTAGATGCAAAAGCGGCTTTGGCCGGCGCTACATTTACAGGCGGTGTAAGAATAAATGATTCACAAAACTTAAACATCGGTAGTGGGACTGATCTTGTTATTTCACATGATACTAATAACTCTAAAATAAATAATACAACTGGTGAGCTTCGCATTGCTGGTGACACTATTAAGCTAATGAACCAAGCAGAGGATGAAACACACTTAACTGCTACAGCAGATGGCGCTGTAGGACTACGACACAATAACGTGGAGAAGCTTGCTACCAGTGCAACTGGAGTCACAATCTCAGGAACATTAGCAGCGACTGCTGTTACTGGAGATGCTTCGGGAATGTCAAACTTACCTACAGGACCATCGGGACCACCTGGACCGAGTGGACCAACAGGACCGACAGGACCAACAGGGCCATCAGGTACAGGACCTACAGGACCGCCAGGGCCATCTGGTACAGTAACTAATGACACAAGTAGTGTCGGTGCATTAAGAATGTTTGTTCATCCCACAAACAGGACAAGTAATGGATCTGATGCCCCGCATACCGCTGGTAGTTCTTACTCAGGAAGTGTTTTGGCCAACTACACTTTTTCAGGAACTAACACTTCTAGAGCTTGTCAAGTAAGTGGATCTGCTATAGGTACAGGAACTTGGTTATGTCTTGGACCTTCTGGACGTTTTAGGACAACAGCCCAGGGTGACTCATTTAATTTTAGGTGGCCTGGTTTATTTTTGAGGACATCATAATGGCAACATACGAATCAAAAAAATATAATTTTTCTGGAGCAAACATAACTAGCATTGCCGCTACAGGTATTGCTGATGGTTCCGTTGACAATACAGAGTTCCAATACATAAACAGTTTGTCTGGTAACGCACAAACTCAGATTACAGGTAGACTGCAGACTGCAGGTGGTACAATGACAGGTAGTATTGTCTTCCCTGACGATACTGGCCCAGCTCCGGCTAAAATACACATGGGCGCTGGAACAGATATGAAAATATATTCCGATGGCACAAATGGAATAATTTCTGTTTTAAATAATTTTTATGTTACAAACAATGATGCATCCGAAACTTTGTTGGTAGCAACTCCAGACGGTTCCGTTGTATTAAATCACAACGGTAATGGTCGGATTCAAACAGAATCAGGTGGTTGTCAGATTTCAGGAGCTTTAGGTGTAGGCACAACTAGTGTGGGTGCAACTGCTGGTGAGATAAGAGCTAATAATGAAATTACAGCTTACTATGTTTCTGATGAAAGGTTAAAAGAAAACATAACAACGATAGAAGATGCTTTAGAAAAAGTTAATTCTATTCGTGGCGTTGAGTTTGATTGGACAGCAGACCATATAAAAAGTCGTGGTGGCGAAGATGGATATTTTGTTAGAAAACATGATGTAGGTATTCTTGCACAAGATGTAAAAAAAGTTTGTCCAGAAGTTGTTGCAGAAAAAGAAGATGGCACTCTTGGTGTGAAGTATGAAAAATTAATTGGACTGCTCGTGCAAGCAATTAATGAGTTGTCCGCCAAGGTGGACAAATGACAGTTACAGCATCTGGCGCAATAAGCTTTTCTGATCTTATGAATGAGTTTAACTCTTCTGGTGGCCAGTCTAATATTAAACTTGGCGATTACACAGCAAGATACCCAGATAATTTTGGAGGTATACAAGAAGACGCTGTTATTATTCAGTGGAATGGAAGTGCTTTTACATTTAATGGAACTCCACCTACATTCGCGGGTACCAGTTATTTTACTCGGCCGGGGAAATTAAGAATAAGATTTTTATTAGGCTCTACCGTTAATGTACCTTTTTATGTATCTACCACAAACAACACTACCGGAAGTGATTTAGCTTCAGGAGTCACTAATAACGGAGCTACTTACAGCGCTAGTGGTAATTATTCTTATGGAGGCTACACTCATGTTATATGCGACTTAGATACTGCAGCCGGAGGCACAAGTGAAGCGGCGTTTACAAACGTAGTTTATCTAAACACCAATACGACTCAAACTAATGCAGGGAACGACACTGTAATAGCATTAAGCGCTATGCCTGATACTAATAGATTTGTTACATATAACAGACCTTATTGTGATGTTACACTTTCATCAAGTTACTCTGGAGGATCAGAGACTACAAAAGCCGGAGGAGGAACATACTATAGTACTAATGTAAGCCCCCAAAGAAATCCAGGTATAATACCAAACGGGCAATCTTTAACTGTTAATTTTACTTTATCTGCTTTTCCAAGCATATTTGCTGGAGGCACAGCGCCTTCTCTGTACATAGCATATTTTTATCCTGTAACTTATAGTGGCACTGGTCTTGCGCAAGGATGGACCACGGGCAACTATATAGGATTTTTTATTTATCCTTATTCAGGTTCTGGTGGCAATTTTATAAACGGCGGACCTAATAGTTCAGGAAATAAACCTAACACAGGAACAGGTATTGCGGATTATATAAGGCAGGGGAGCATGGCTATTGATAATAGTTTTGGTTCAGGTAGTTCTTCTGGTTGGTCTTTTTCAGCTGGAGGTAGTGGTGCTACTTTGGCTCTAACGGTTACGAATAATAGTGGCACAGATCATTATTGGAATCCTTATGTAAATAGTAATGCAGGCAACACCTATCAACCTTTTTATCTGCAGTACTCAGATAGTGGAAGCAACACTGCTTATACAATAAATAGTAACTGGGGCAGTAATATGACCACTCAACATTTTGGTCAAAATAGTTATCCTAGCCTAAAGATAGGCAGAGACACTAATGTTGGAACTGCAACAACTGATGCTCAAGTAAGTCTTTATCAAACAGCTAATGCAAATAGAGATGCTGTTTTAACTAACTACCAAAATATAATTAACACTGGAGGTCTTCCGGGTTACAGTTCTAGTTTTCCTGGCGGAAACGTTGGTAGTGGAACGGGTACTGTTTATGGTGGTCAAGCTTATGCTCCTTATGTATATAAAGATTATCCTTCTACTGGGACAATGAGATTGAGATCTAGATATGGATTAGGCGGAGCTTATAGAGCTACAACTAATCCCACTGGTGCTTTTTCTACACTTGATGTAACTCCTGGATATGATTCTTCTCTTGGAGGTAGTAATGAAACTGCAACTGTTTCTTACAGCACTGGTACAACTGATAAAGAAGATAATGCAGATGTTAGGAACATTAAAAGAAATCTTAAATTATCTAGTTATTATGGTACAAGGAACTTAGGTACAGACGGAGGATAATATGGAAAAATTTACAAGTGAAAGCACGCCGGAAGAGATACAAGAACAATGTGATTTAGATCATGTTATAGCTATGTCTAAATATAAAAATTTAGGGGACGAAAAAATGAAAGAGTTCCAGGAGATGTTAGATGCTGAGTAAAGTAAATATAGCACCAGGTATAGACAAGGAAACTACTAACTACGGAGCAGAGGGTAGATGGATTGATTGTACTAATGTTAGATTTAGATCAAAGCTACCTGAAAAAATTGGAGGGTGGACTAAACTAATTGACCCTAAAATATGTGGTGTGGTTCGTGCACAAAAAACTTGGTTCTCAACAGCGGGTGTTAGGTTTATGGCTCTTGGCACAGATAGAAAATTGTATGTATACTCTGAGGGTGTTGTAAGTGACATTACTCCTATTCGATTAACTGCAACTTTATCTGGTCCTTTTACTGCTAACGGAACTGCTACTATAACAGTTGCGCACACTAACCACGGAGCAACAGAAGGTGACTTCGTAACTTACAGTGGAGCTACCGCTTTAAACGGAGCAGACTTTAACGCAGAATATGAAATCACAAGTATCGTAGATGCAAACTCTTACACTATTACACATACAGGGAACGTAAGCTCTGGCACAGGCGGAGGAACAGTAACCGCTAAGTATCAAATAAATGTAGGTTCTCCTACAAGTAGTTTTGGTTTTGGTTGGGGCACTGCTACATGGAACGCGGGAACGTGGAACACACCTAGAACTTCTTCTGCTATTTTTGTTGAAGCTACTTATTGGTCCTTTGACATTTTTGGAGAAGATTTATTGGCTACAAGAAATAACGGAGCGCTGCACAGATGGGATTTATCAGGAGGAGTTGCAACTCCAGCTACAGTTATATCTACAGCACCAGGAACGAGCAGATATAATTTAGTAACTAACGGACAGTTTGTTTTATGTTTAGGCACTGAAGAAACAATAGGAACTCCAGGAACACAGAACAACATGATGATACGTTGGTCTAAACAAGGAAGAACAGATGTTTGGGAGTATACAAGTATTAGAGAAAATGCATCAGGGTTTTTAATCGCACAAGATGGTTCTAAAATTATGGCTGCTGCTAGATCTCGTGGTAGTGTTTTGGTATGGACTGATTCTTCTCTAAACATTCTTACTCTTATCGGCGGAGATGATGTGTTTAGTTTACAACAAGTTGGATCAAGTTGCGGTGCTATTTCTCCTTTTTGTTGGGCAGAGGTTAACGGTGTAAGTTATTGGATGTCACAAACAGCTTTCTATGTTTTTGACGGTTCTGTTAAAAAATTAGAATGTTCTGTGCAAAATTTTATTTTTGAAGATTTAGACACTACATCACAAGTGCAAACGTATGCAGGTATTAATGTAGACTTTAATGAAGTGACTTGGTTTTATCCATCAAAAGGATCTCAAGTTATCAACAGAAGTGTAACTTATAATTACCTAGAAGATATCTGGTACACTAATACTGGCTTTGCAAGAACAGCGTGGTCGGATAGAGGTGTGTATGCAAATCCATTTGCTTCTAGATATTATCCAAACGATTTACCTACAAATGAAACAATACGAGGAGTAACTGCCGGGTCATCGCAAATCTACAGGCATGAAGATGGATTAAACGATGATGGTCAAGCAATGACATGTAATATAACTTCTGGTGATATTGATATTGAAGATGGTGATCAAGTTTACCATATAAGCAGAGTTATTCCTGATTTTAAAAATTTAACTGGTACAGTGAATGTAGCATTAAACTTTTTAAATTACCCTTCATCAACTACACCTCGTAGCTTTAATTCTGACGTAACAACTTCTACGAAACATTTCTCTGTGAGAGGCCGTGGAAGACAGTCTAATATTGTATTGTCTAGTAACACACTAGATTCTGATTGGAGATACGGTACTTTTAGATATGACATAACCCCGGACGGATCAAGATAATGGCAAGAATAAAAGTAACTAGGTTTCCTTTACCAAAGGAAGATTTTACAAGAGAACAGCAAGATCTTTTAATTAGAGAACTAGAGGCTGTAATAAATCAATTAAATTTTAGTTATCAATCTGATATAAAAGATGAAGTAAACGCAAGGAGTTGGTTCGGTGTCTGATCGATATATAAATAGAAGTATAGATTTAACTAATACAAACGAGCAAACTTTGTATACTGTTCCTACAGCTCAAATTACTCAACCGCCTCAAGAACCTACTACTTCAATAGTAAAAAGCATTGTGGTCTGTAATGATTCTGGTGGAGCAGTGACGCTTACTATAACAATATTAGACAAAAGTTTAGGTCCAGCTACCGTTACTTTGTTCCATCAAAAATCTATAGGAGCTGGAGAAACTGTTGAATTAATTAGTCAACCTTTAGTATTAGAGGACTCTGATCAGTTAAAAGTACAGGCATCTTCGGGTAATGCCTTGCATGTAATATCGTCGATACTAGAGATAACATAATGAAAAAGGTACAAGATTCTAAGGTTATTGGTACACAGATGGTAGAAGGGGTAGAGGTTCCAGTTATACAACCTGAAGTATATGAGAGAATATATTGTAAAAACTGTGGAAATGAAGTAGATTCAGAGGAACAAGCTACAGGTGTTTGTAGTTCTTGCGGTCAGCCTTGGGCAGTGCACAAGGCAAAAGACATACAAATTAAAGTGGTTCAATTGCCGATAGGCGCTGGATCAGGCGAATAACAAGATTAGCCACCTTGCGGTAGATTATGGATGAGCTTTTTGATATCATCGAACTTTATAAGTTTAAGTACCCATTGTGGTCAGATAACAGTCTAAAAGAAATATTCCAACACATCTATCCATCTCTAGTATTAGGGCAATATAACATCCACCAAGACGACGAAGGTGTTTATGGTTTTAGAAACTGGGCGTTCCTAAACGGAGATACTGAAGAACAATATTTAAAAACTGGGGAACTGGATTTAAATGATTGGAACAGTGGCGATAAAACTTGGGTCATTGATTCAATCTTTACGAGGAAACATAACGAACATATGATTTTTTATAAAACATTTTTCACACACTTATTAGGACCAGGTAAAAAAGTGCAGTGGTTAAGACTAGCACCAAATGGTCTTATAAGAAATCATGTATCTATAACAACTAAGGAGCATATGCTGTAATGGGATCGGTCGGCAAAAAGATTAAAAAAGTTGTTAAGAAGGTAATGCGACCAAAGGTACTCTTACCTTTGGCAGCTCTAGCTATTGGTGGTCCTATGCTATCTAAAGGTTTGGCTGCTAAGGGTGGTCTTAAAGGAGCGTTATTAGGATTGAAAGGTGGAGCAGGAGGTCTCGGAGGAGTAGCTAAAGCAACAGCAGGAACACAAGGGTTGTTTGGATCAGGTGGTCTATTTAATTTAGCAAAAGGCACTGTAGGTCAAGGTATAATGGCAGGACTTAAAAATCCGTTGTCATTAAAAGGGGCAGCAACTTATGGTGGTCTTGGACTAGCTGCTGCAGGTTTATTGGGAGGCGGAGACAAACCTAGACCAGGATCAGATGTAACAGGTGCTAAAGCACAATCAATGTATGATAGCTTCTTGCAATCAGGAAGATTGGCAGGTTACAGCGACGATGAAATAAATACTATTTTTGCACCTTACGGTGACATGTATGCTGGTGATTATGAAGTGGTTAGAAGTGATCCAAGAAGAAGAGAGGTACAATTCCCAGGAACTAATTATCCGTTGTACGTGGCAAACGGCGGTCGTATTGGATATAACGAAGGCAGTCTTGTATCACCAGAACAAATGTTAGAGGAAGAAGAGTTACAAAAAAAATTAATAATGGATGCTTTATTCCCTGAAGGATCGCCAGGTGCAAACGAAGATGCAATGGCTGAACAAATGTACAATATGCAAATGCAAGAAATGATGAATCCGAGAGCTCCTAGAGCTGGCGGTGGTATTATGCAAGTTGCTCCAGGTGTACCAGCAGGCATGGAGCTAGATTATAGAAACACAGGCGGGTTTATACCTATGGGTGGACCAGAGAAAGCTGACGATGTGCCAGCTATGTTATCTAGAAATGAATTTGTAATGACTGCAGACGCAGTCCGTGGCATGGGCGACGGAGATGTAAATGCAGGAGCACAAAAAATGTATGATTTAATGAATAACCTGGAGGCAAAAGCATAATGGCATCTGAATTTGATACCAGAACCACCCAAGTCCAAATGTCCTCTCCAGCAGTGGAGAAGATGCTGGCTTTCTTTGAGCCAAAGTTACAAGGTATATTAGGCGGTAATATAAACACAGCTGCTTTTGCACCAACAATAGCAGCACAAAACAAAGTACAACAACAGGCAATGCAAACAGCTCTTGATCAACAAGGGTTCACGTATGATCCAGCTACAGGGGCAGTAAGTCAAACAGGACTAGCTTCATTTCAACCATATTTAAATCAAGCTACAAC